TCTATGTTACTTAATCAAGAGAACTTATCTATCATAGATTGGCAGATAATCACTAATACAATAGCTAGCTGTCATAAAGACGTCTTCTCTAAAGGCAGTGTTACCAACAACCTTATTCAAGGTGACATGGTAGGCAGTAAGAAAGGTAATAACCTGACTATGTTTCAATCAAGAATGGGTAACTAATTATGGCTGAGGGAGTATACGGTAAAGCTCAGACCAAAATGGGTGCAGAGAACGAAGCTATGAGAGAGATAGTTGAGTATGATGAAGACATACCTGAGATAGTTATACCTTGTAAAGGAGAGTTAGCTCCAACGGACACCTCTCATTGGTATCTAGGTATCACACGTGAGGACTTCTTAAAGATATATGATGGACTTGATATAGACATTAGCTTGTTCGATGAGTATCCTGAGAGTGATGCAGAAATGCTTGAGCGTTTCTTACCATCTAAGCTATGGAGACTTAATAACCTCTACTTCATTATTAACAAAGATGGTTATCTTGATGAACTATGCCCAACACGTAGTATACGCGGCAAGTATTAGACACCCACGTATCATTATACTTAAGAGTCGTCAGCAAGGTATATCTACTCGTATGAAGATGATGGTATCTTTAACACAGACTTTAATATAGGTATGTTGGCTCAAGGACTTGAAGAAGCAGGTACACTACTGACTCGTTCTAAGTTAGCTTGGGACAACTTCCCACAAGCTATTAAGGAAGAGTTCAATATCTATCTTGTCTCAGATAACACTAAGCAGATGGGCTTCTCTAATGGCTCTACGATTTTCATTCGTACCTCGTTCCGTTCAGCTACGCTACAGAGACTACACGTATCAGAGCTTGGTAAGATAGCTAACAAAGACCCTAAGAAAGCTAAAGAGCTAAAGACTGGTACTATGCAAGCTATCGCCGCAGGTCACACAGTTGTCATAGAGTCAACAGCTGAGGGTACAGACAACATGTTCTCTATCATGTGGGATGAAGCTGTGAACTTCATCGGTCCGAATAGACCACCTAAAGCGTTCTACCCTGTGTTCTTGTCGTGGACAAACGACCCTGACTGTAACCTTGAGCTAGACCAAACTATAGGTAAAGAGGCTGAAGCTTACTTTATGAAAGTAGAACAAGAGCTACAGATTACACTGACTAGAACTCAAAAGAACTTTTGGGTTCAACAGTTCGCAGAGCTAGGAGAAGACATAGGTCAAGAGTATCCTGCTACACCTGAAGAAGCGTTCTCTAGTGTTCGTGATGGTACTTACTATGCTCGTATGTTCCGTAAAGAAGTCATGGAACGTGGACGTATGGTTAGTGACTTGTACGACCCTATCTTACCTGTGTATGCTTCGGTGGACTTAGGGCTAGATGATGATACAGTTATTATCTTCTTTCAAGTTAAAGACCTTGAGTGGCGTATCATTGATGAGTATCATAACTCAGGTGAGCATTTAGGTCACTATGCAAGTGTAATGACTTCAATGCCATTTAGGTTAAAGCGTATCTTCTTACCGCATGACTCTAGAGCTAAGTCTATGCAGACACGTATGTCTACCTTTGGTATCTTGAAGAAGCTAGGCTTACCCGTCGTTGCTTTGAAAAAGACTGATGTAGCTGATGGTATAGAGAATGTTAGGAAGCTAATACCTCACTTGTGGGTAGATGCGAAGCTATCATATGTAAGAGATACGTTTCTATCTTATACTAAAACTTGGGATGATAACCTCGGCAAGTGGAAGAGCAAGCCATTACATAACAAGTGGTCTGACCCAGCTGACGCTATTCGATACATGGCTGTGAGCGGTGTAGGTGCTTTGAAGTCTGAGTTTGATGAGCTATATCTCGCTAACAAAAGGTCTGAGCAGGTAGACCCCGACTTCCCTGACCACGACGATGCCTCGTATGCAGGCGTAATCGTAGATGGCTTAGCCCTATGATATACTCGGCTAGCTGGGATATTTCCACTAGCCAAATTTTCTAAAAATTTATTTTTTGGTCTCATGTAAGCTAATTAGAATATAACAGCTAAAATTCTAAAAATTTAGACATACGTGCAGTCAGGCGACACGACACCTCGAGGTGCTACCCTAGACCCTTGCAATTTTCCTACAGCTACACCAAAACCAACGCCAAACAACCACAGCTAACACATTTCTACCTCCACACATACACAACTAAGCAGGGATTAAGCATAACTATGCTACACAGCTACACAAACCACCGCAAAGAGCTTAAGCTACCTATAAGCTTACCTATGTTATACGTGCATAGCTCAATAACCTTAGTAATAGCTTACATAACACTACTAATCTACATAGTTAAGCTTGCAGAACTAGCCTTACTACACAATAGCTTAACACTTGCTTAGTTTAGTGGACTAACACGGGCAGTTTATGTTCGTGTAAGCTTGAGTGTTCTTAAGATTAGCTTACATTGGTTAACTAATTGGAATATTCTAGCTAGTTTTAATAAAATTTACGCTAAAGCTCCCAAAAACTCAGCATATAACGGTTTATAACGTAGCTAGCTCTACACTCAGACATAAATAGCCAAATAAACTTAAACTAAACACAGATTAGCTCACATGATTAAAATTTAACCACAAAAAGTGTTACAATTATACTCATTTTGCGATAGCGGGCTAAACGACTCATCACTAATACCAAAGCTCATTAAACTAAGTTTGTGTCTTCTAGGCTATTTAAAATGATGCTCACAGCTATGTGATATTTACACTAAATTTGTAACTATAACTCTTGACATTAGCTAGCTAGTTATGCTATAATATTACATATAAAAAATAAGGAGCGACACCATGACAGCTAAACAAAGAAAACATAGCGAGCTTATAGACTCAGCTCATAAAACGTATGGCAACACTATGAGATTTGCGGTGTATTGCATAGCTCATAACTACGAAGCAACGACACTAAAAGCTATAGAGAAACTACTTAAGGAGCTAAAACATGAAAACATTTAACCTAAGCAGCTATTACCTAGACGGTAACACAGCACACAACCTACACGGGTTTGACGTAGATGCTATCTTAGACAGCATAGAAACAGCTAAAGAAGGTAGACAGTTTACCAACTACAGCGGAGCTAAAGAGACTTACATACTTATAGAGCTTGACTGTGAGACATACGGTGCAGGCATAAAGCTAAACGGCGACACGGTAGAGTTAAGAACGCTATTAACTCCTAGTATGGTTAAGCTCAACGAAACGAGAAAGGCTAGAGCTTTAAACTTGCAGAGGTTTAGACTTAACTAGACCTTAACACAATCAATTATTCTATTTATACTAGAATAATTAGAATAAAATAAACTTTAAGTAAGGATTAAGAAAATGAAAGATTTATACACACAGCTAGAAGAGAACGAGAGAACAGAAGACGAGCTAACACTAGGCGACAGCATAGCTACACAGTTTTACTACGGTAACTTTAGCGACGCAGTTCAAACACTAAGAGAAAACAACATAACAGCTATGGAGTTTGTGGACTTCTTAGAAGACAGAGCAGAAGAACAGTGCTCAGACCTTAGTAACATCTACGGAGGACACTTTAGCCCGACGTTCTTTGTTTGTTTAGGTAGTGAACAGCTCTAAGCTTGTTCACTAAATAGCTTGCTATCTCAAATATGAGTTCATTCTAGTCCGATTAGAATGAGAATACTCATTTTAAAGGGGGTAGAGGGCATAAACACATAAATCTATACTAAGTATCATTTTAACACTTTAACGCTCTTTAAGGCTTGTTTCCGTTATGCTCACAGCTATCAGACTCATAACATTGTTACTCAACCCGAACAAAGCTAAAATACCCATTCTAATATTCTAGTTTTATTTGAGATTTGTAGTAGATTTAAACAACTAATTTATTTAGTGTTTGATGGAGCTATTAAGGGCTAAATAGTAGTTCTTCAGAGCTATTGCCGAGAAAGTCAGCTATTTTGCTTTAGGTGATTTACACTACAAACTTGCTAAAAAACTAGAATGACTAGAATGAAAAAATACCTACCCTCTATAAAGCCCAAAATATAGGGCTAAAAGCTACCTCACTTTCATTCTAGTCGAAGCCAAAAAACTAGAATACCGTTCTAATAATTCTAGTATCAGCAAAACTTATAAGTGTATAAGCGTTCCTTATACTAGAATGACTAGAATGAGAAACCACCCAAAAATTTCCGAGCTATGCCCAAAACACCATATACTAGACAGCTAACGTCATAAACTTGACTAATAGCTCTAATTATGGTATAATAACTACATAACCAAAACAAGTTAAACTTAAACAAGTTTTAAATATCAAAACATTCTAATCATACTAGAATAATTAGAATCATCAAAGGATTAAGCCATGATTAAGAAAATACTAACACAAGCAGAGCTAGAAACACTAGCGACAGACCTACTTAGCTCAAACACTCACTCACTAAGTTTCGAGTGGACAGACATCGAAGCCGACTACGTCGCAGAAGTTCCCGAGTTTAAGCCCGTAGCTGTAGCGGAGGAAAGACCAAGCAAGCCTTTAGCTTACGAAGTCTACAAAAACGAGGAAGTGACTGTGTTCACACGTTACACTAAGGAGCTGAAAGAGGTCGAAGACTTCACACCCGTAGCTTTTACAGTTAACCAACACACTAACCGAGCTAGTTACAACCACTTAAACAACGTACAGCCAACACAGACACCAAAGGCACAGCCGTACCACTCAACGAACACACCGACGAACAGCCCTAACGAGTGGAACGGTAGCTACGAGCCGTTACTAGACAACAGTTGCACGGCTCAGAAGTTCCAACCGTGTAAGGTAGCTGTAGCTACGTTCAAGCAGGTAGAGCCTAGTACCAAAGCTAGGAGCACCACGTTTGGAGCAGACGAGTACCCTCAGCTACAGTGGCTAGCCGAACAAACAGCCGAGCAGTACAAAGAGAGACAGACTAGCAGAACAGACAAGAACACAGCACGAGCAACGCAGAGACGACACGCTAAGCTACAGAGACTAGCTAGCAAAGGTAAACTACCCAAACACCTAGAGGCAGAGCTTAAGAGTTTCACACTCTAGGCTTACATTATATATATAGCACACTAGCAAGCTTAACTTAAACTTAAAATGGAAGCTTGCTAGCGATGCTATTATGAAGACCTACTAAAAGGACAAACAAATGACTAAAAGATATTTTGACTTACTAGAAGAACTAGACAGCAAGCTCTCTCACATAGTAGACGAGCTAGAGCAAGAGAAAGACAACCAAGAGGACGACGAAGACGAGGAAGCCGTGCAAGACTTCATCGACGAGTTAGAAGCTATAAGAGGTATCATTAACGAGTAGTCGTTAGCGACCACTCATAGCTTAACTCAAACTTAAAACGGAAGCTTACTAGCGATACTATTATAGAGACGGTAAGTCGTTCACGACCAACCCAACCAACTAAACAAAGGAAACAAACTATGAGAACACCAAGCTTAAGAAGTAAACACACAACACCAAGTCAAAAAACGCCTCAGTCAGTAGGTAGCTTACGTAACCCTAACGGTGTGCTAGTAGTGACACCAACACAAGGTAAGTAACATGGTAGTTAACACACCACAGACAGAGGAGGAGGAACAGCTTACACTAGAGCTTGAAGCCCTTAACAAAGAGGTAGACGGTAGAGAACAGTTGTTCTACGACGTAGTTAAAGACCGCTACGGAGCAGTGCCGAGTGAGGGAGGTAAGTACATAGTAACTCTTAACGAGTTCTCTGTGTACTTTCCCGCAACAGTAGCTAACCCTCACTACAAAGAGGACAGCATAGAGCTAGGAGAGTAGTATCTCTCCTTATACCCAACTTAAAACAAAGGAAACAAATGAACGTAGTAGCAATTAAACCAAACGAGAAAACAAGAGACCTAGTAAAGTACGGGTCAGTTAGTGACTTAGTAGCTCACACACAGCAACTAAAGACACAAGCCATAGCCGACGGTAACAAAGCCGTGAGACTGTATGTTGACGGAGCTATGACTAACATTATAGCTGATGTAGCTACACAACTTCACATAGCTAGAGGTCACGAAGTAGCAGGCGAGTACCTTAACCGCACCAAAGGGATGGTAACAGACACTAGCAAGTCACTAGAGAACCTCATCAAAGTTATAGAGCCTAAAGAGGTTATTATAGACGCAGAGGTAACAGACGACCCACGCTTGAAAGAGCTTGAAACTAAGAACGCAGAGTTAGAAGCTAAGCTTAATGCACAGTACACTAGCTCAGTAGCTACAAAAGCCGTGCTAGAAAAAGACCTAGAGAGAGCTAAAGAGGTTATACACAAGCTAGAGACAGACGAAGACCTCACACAAGCCCTTAAAGAGTCCGCACAGCTACAGCAAGAGCTAAAAGCGGTCACAGGTAAGGCTAACCAAGTAGGAGCACTACAAAGCGAACTAAGTGCTAAGAACGAGGCGATAGCTAATGCCCGTACACTAGAGCAGAACTTAAAGAGACAGTTAGCATTGGAGGCTGATAAAGTTCGTGAGGCTAAAGCAGAGATAGAGCGTAAACGTGGAGAGGCACTACTAACGCATGAAGACAAAGAGCGTACAAAGAGCCTCTTATATGTAGACATAGTTAAAGAGGTACGTGAGAGCTATCCGCTACAAGCGTACCTAGAACAGAACGGCATGACAAAAGCAGAGATTACTTTAGCTCAGTCACAACCACCACGCAAAGAGTATGATACGGAAGACGTAGAGGAGATAGCTACGCTCATCTATACACAACGTAACGAGGTTAGCGACAGAGCTATTATAGATAAGATAGAGGGATTGATAGCTAACGCTATGCTAACAGTCGAGCAAGAGGCTGTAAGAGAGCAGTATAGCACCCTTAAGAAACAATATGAGACAGTCATTAGAACAATGACACAAAATAGCTTAGGAGAGTAACTTATGAAAGCATGGAGGACGATGAAACTACAAGATATAGTAGACTATGTTAGCAGTGGTCAACTCCATGCGAAGCTTAAGGAGCTTGAACTAAGTAGGGTAACATACGATAAGATTAAATTCTTAAGTGCGAGAGGCGAAATAAGTTTAATTCAAGAGAGTATATTTGCAGGAAGTACCGTGTCAAGGGAGTTTCAGAGGATTACTAAAAAAGAAAAAAACTTAAAACAAGACTTTTTAGGTCAAAACACTTTCTCAGCTAAAGAGCGAGAGTGTATAGGTGAGTTATCCGCTAATTTATCTAAGCTTGTTAAGTGGGGTAGAGACGATATTAAGCAGTTCTTGTCTCACTTTGGTAAAACAGACTTTAGAGAGAAAACTGTTTTAAATTGTATTGAAGCTCATCGTAAGCTCATGGAGTGCGGACATAAGAATAACTACGTAGTTCTATTCGCTATCTATAGCTTATTCGATTTAGAGAACATAGCTAGAAAAATGTTAGGACAACCAAAACTAAAAACAATACCACCGAAGCTACAAGCTAAGTGGCTAAGGAGCATAAGCTAATGGAATTAATAAGTACAGAAACTAGAGACGGAGGTCACGTATGTAAGACATACCACTCACAAGCTATAGTAGATTTCCCTACGAGGATAGCCGAGTATCGCCACGAGTGGTTAGGTAGATGGTTAGGCGACGATATAGGACGACACGAAGCAGAGCAGAAGCCCGTAGCATCATCGCTACACCTAGTAGCTTTAAAAGATGCGGTAGATAGTTTAGGTGGTGGAGATAGCTTTAGCTTACCGATGCACGCTATAAGCAATAACACTGATTATATGGTCGAGTTCTTACATGGTCGAGGCGACTTTAATCATAGTCTAAGCATAGTATCTAAGCATTTTACAACTCTTGCTAAAGAAGTAGGAAACATGAAAGGTTACAGATACATCTCTCACGGTCAAGGATGGGAGATAAAGAAAGTTAAGTAAGCTCAAAGCTTACTTACTATATAATACATTATATGTTTGATGAAGCGATAAAGAGCTAGACACTAATTACCGTTTCACAAAACTTATATAAGGAAGTCCAAATGGCAAACACAAAAGAAAGAATCAAAATAGGCGATAGCCAAGTTAAAGTAGCTTTAGAGCCGATTTACGAGTTTATCTCAGATAAAGCAAACGCTAAGTTAACAGTAGCTAGCCTACTAAGTACGGCAACATTCGTAGCTCTATTAACAGCTCAAAGAGGTGGCGGTAGCTCTGATGAAAATTGGTTAACTGTTAACGACGTTAAAGTTGGACGTTCATGTGCTATCTTAGGTGCTTTCTATCCTCATAATAATGACGATAAAGCTGTATCTCACTTTTACAAAAACGGTAGCTATCACATCGTGGTAGAGAAGCTTAAAAACCTTAAAGTTAAAGCTCACAAAGCTGAGCAAGCTAGAGAGTTAGCTAAACTTGAAGACGACATGATGGAAGGGATTATCACTCCTAAAGAGTGGAAAGCTCAGAAAGATGCTGTTTTATCAGAGTTCAAATTTGAGATTTCAGATGAAACGAAAGATTACTTAGTTAAGTTAACTAAAGGTTACGCAACTAAAGAGGAGCTTGCTACAGCTATCGCTGATGAGTCAGTTAACACAGACTTCACGGAAATTGAAGATGATGTTAACAAATACTTAGCAACTGTAGAAGCTGAACTGTTCCCAACAGTTGAGACTAAAGAAACAACAGATGAAGCTTAACAGCCTAGTCGTTTCTTAAGGAGTTAGGAGTTAGAGCTTAACCGCTCCCTAACTCCTTTCTTTTTACCATTGTATTCTATATTCAGCGGTATAACAGAGTATAGAATAGAGTTATAAGGAGATTAGATGCAAAAATATAAAAAAGAAGTAGTAGCTACATTTGATAGAGAGCTAGACGGAGAGCAATTTAGTGTGCTTGTGTTAGATGATAAAGACTACTATAACATCCATGTAATTAGTGAGCGATACAAAGCGGATGAAATGAACACGCTTAGCCAGCAGATTTCTAAAGAGAGCATGAGTAAGGATAGCTTTACAACAGCTAAGCTTATAGGCTATCTAATGGAGCATTTTATATGGGATAGATTCTACGATTTAGGGATGCTATCTAGCAGTATAACAATAGATATAGAGGAACACTAGATGAAGATTATAAGCGGATTAGGACATACTACATTGGTAGCGTTTAACGATGATTACACAGAGGCTACGCTAAGCCGTGTTAATAATAAGATACACAGAATAGCTATACCAAAGCAACACTTTACAATGCAGAAGCTAGAACAGTTTGTTAACTTAGACATGGATAGCTTTGAGGGATTGAGTGACATACAAGCTAAACGTAAGGAGTTAGATAATGAGTGAGTTCTCTGAACAGTTCATACGATTAGAGATAGACGACATCATAAACGAAGTTAACACAGCCTTTAATGATGTGCTGATAGAGAAAGCTACTATTTACACACGAACTATAGGGAGCGAGATATGAGTGAGTTATTGGTAATTTTAGGTTTTATTAGTTTGATATTAGCTCCGTTTACGGGCATAACGGTAGTAACAGCTATGGCTTTCTTTGTTATAGCTGTTATAGCATGATACATTATTACGAGCTAGCTTACGCTATAATCGCAGGCTTTGTTAGCTTAACTACATTAGGAGTGTTTATATGGATTTTTATAATAGACTAGAGCCATTTCTATTTACGGTTAGTATCATGGTAGTATTGTATCTACTAATCTACAGATAAGGAGGAAAAGATGGCAAAGATAATAAATATCACAGTTGGACTCACAGAGTCAGTTAATACAGCACCGTACACTTACGTAAAGCCCGAGATTAGCTTAACAGCAGAAGTCGGAATAGACGAGAGCTATGATGATGTATTTAAAGCTCTGAACGATGAGCTTAAAGACCGTATGAAGCTAATGGTAGCTCGTATCGAAAGCGGAGATTATTATGACGAGTAGCGAATTTAAAATAGATAGGTACTACAGTAGACTTAACTACGCTAGAGGGTTAGTTGTGACACTCAAGGCTAGTGGTAAGTATTATTACCTTGAAAGAGGTATTAGACACAGACCCGTTAAGGGTGGTAGCTCAGTGCATAAGCTAGATGATTTCTATGAGAGCGATAGACTAGGCTATAAGCTAGACACTAACATAGATGAACATATAACTAAAAAGAAAGCTATGTACGATGCACGCCGTATGCCTTATACATTGTGGCTAGGTAAAGATACAGTCTTTACTAGAGTTACAGACGGTTTCAGTCCTAACAAGTATAGAAAAGAAGCAAGGTATCGGATTAAAGGTCAGTTAGGCACTTATACAATAGCCTATGATAAACGAAGCGGAGTTTATACAACGGAAGATAGCTCAGAGGTACACACCTCACTAGAGAGAGCTACAATAGCACAAAGAGAAGCTATAGCTCTGATATCAACACCAAGCGGTAAGAGCGAGTTCTTTGAAGCGTATGAAAGGTCATTAGACAAAGCTAGAAAAATTAAATGCATAAGACGGTAACGAAAATACGCATAAATATTTACCAAGGGCACTATGCCTAGAAAAAATCCGTTTATTCCTTAAAGAAGTTGTACTTTCTT